AGCCATTCTTTCGCGTGTAGGAGACATTCTCCTCAGTACCAAGAGTTTTGCGCTTAAGCTCCTCGGGAAGCGCATCGTAGATCGCGGACTGCTGCTGTCTGATGGAAACGTCAGCATTTTGGGCGAAACACATTATAACCGCCCCATAGTTCTCAATCGCCGCCTTCACCACCGCATGGGCAGCCCAACTCGTTTTAGACGAACGATTACCACCACTTACAAGAATCTCGTTCTTCTTAGACAGTAGATCCTCCGCCTCACCCCAATTCACCAGCTTAAAGCCATACCGATAGGGATCACGCTCAGCGTTCTCAATAGCCTCATGGTAGAGCTCCCACAGTTGGACCAACTGCTTGGGGTCCATCCGCGCCATCTCCTCAATCGTAGGAGGCGTCAGTATTGGGTGCTGCTTCCAGACTAACGACATACGGCTCTATGCTTTCCACTAATCATAAGCAAGCCACGGAAAAGACCAATGCTCAAAGCCCAATACCAGTAGAGACTAACATAACGCTTTCCGGTAGAAACATTTGTCCATGAAGATTTTACATACATCTTCCCAAACATAATTCCAACTGAACTAGTAGGGTTTTTCTGGTATGTAATCTTCATAAAGCGCGGGAAGGTACACCACCTTAACCCTCAACTCGGGACTCCACCACGCTATTGTCCCCTCCTTCGTCATCGTCGCCGTCCACTTCAACTTCTGGTCCCACTCGCTCAACAGGGGTCGTGAGTACTGTAATGGTGTCATTTCGTAAAGCTGCCCTAGCCTCCTCAATAGCCTTCATGGCGTCAGCAAGCGACGGCTTCCCCGTCCTATGCTCCACCACCACCTTCTGCTCCCCAAGAGCCTGCAAGCCCTTGTCCACACTAATGCCATAGCTTAGCGTTAAATCCTTAAGCGGCGTCTTCATCAACGCCTCATCATCCTCCATCAACATCTCTGTCTTCTTTGCCACCAACGCCCTCATCCTCTCTGCCATCTCAAAGCCATCTAACGCAAGCTCCTTGCGCCTCACCTCCAAAGCACGCTCATGCCGCGCCCTCAAAGCCGATAGTGCCACAAACCCTATACCCGTCTCTTCCATCACCTTCGCATACGTCTCCCCATTAGCCAGCATATCCAAGGCTAACGCTGCCTCCTTAGGCTTACGCTTCTCTATGTAACGGTGGTTTAGGCTCGCTTGCGCATCGCCTATGCTCTCCACAATTGCTTTGGACTTCCTCCCCATGCAAACGTTCTACAGGTGGTGTTAGGTAGTGGTCAAGACCTATTTGCAAATTTTTTTAAGTGGTCGTTTAACCTATCAATATGCGACAGCGGAGCCGAACGTTGACCCCCTCCCCCCCTATGGTTGCTGCAAAGTAAGTGCTTGTCACTAGCAAAACAAGTGAGTTGCTTGTACATTGCAATGCAATTGCATGGCAATACTGTGTCCACCGCTTCCCATTGTTGGGTTTGTTGCTTGGGATGGTGGGGTAAAGGGTTCCATTGGGCACCGGGGGCTTCCACCAACCGGGCCGGGGTAGCTTGGCTAGTTGACTAAATGGGTCAAGATACCCTGCGAATGGCACTGTGACAAAATGGCACTCGTCCCTGGGTCAAGGTATGGTTGGCTAGGGGTGGCTCTTCCTTGTGGCCTCTGGAGGTGTTCCTTGCCCTTCCTTGTGGCTTAGATGAGGGGTTGCTGAGGGGGGATAATTCGGGTGGCGCGGTCTTGTCGATATTGCGTAGTTTATCCTTCGATACGCGAAAAATAGTGTGATGATAAGTGGCTTGTCTTGTGGCACTTGCACTTCTGATTCACTTTTTTCTCGTCACTCGATATAGCCTCTGATTGAGTCTGAAACGTCGGGGGCAACTCCGGCAGCTCTTTCACAGTCTATCCCATCACCGGGGGATTATCCGGTGACGGTTGCAGGCGAGGGGGGATTCCCCTTCGCTTGTGCGAGCGACAAGGGGCAAAGTCCTACCTTACCAGCCACACGAACGGCGGTTCGGCGTTAGTCTACGGGCTAGCGTTAATGCTAAGGGATGGGGGCGAGCCTTCACGGCGACGGCTTTTGCAACCGATGGGACGTGTTCCCGACTTGCTTTTAGTGCAAGTTATTGGCTTGGCAAGCTAGTAACGGCAAGTGATTAGCACTCTTCGGCTTAGTATCTGCACTAGTCGATCGTATGCATTAGCAGACTTTTTCAAACCATTAACAATTAACCCCGACAGGCTGTCCCCCGTTAAAAGGACGTAGTCGGGCTTCCCTTGCAAGTCAGTGGCCTCATCGCGGCGCAAGGGTTAAACGCCAATCAATGGCGGCCAATACTGATAAAACCAAAGAAAGACAAACAAATGCAACTGGTACTTACTAATGACGCAATCGTTCAGCGCGTAAATCACGGCAACTCGTTTACTCGCGAGGAAATGCTGGCTTATCGTGATCAAATCAAAGCCGCTCGTGCGGAGAAGAAAACCAAGCTTGCTTCCTTGGAGGCTCCGCAAGTGTGCAATCTAATCACGGCTGTTTTGAACCGTGGCGGTTTTGTTGGAGACATGAAAATTGTTGAAAACAAGCGAACCCGTAGCACTTGGATCAAACTCAGCGAAACCAAAACGCTAACCTTGGCGGAACGCTATCGCGCCAACGCCGAAAAGTGGCTCAAGAAAGCGCAAGAGGCTGAAATGACCGTCAATGTTGCCTAACTATGATCGCCGACACTCCAGAGAAGATTGCAGCCTATCAACTGCTAACCCTCAAGGCTATGCTCAAGCTTGAATCCTTGGGCATGAAGCATTCTAGGGGATCAATTGCGCCAACTGTGCGCCAAGTAATTGGCAGCAAGACACGCGATAAGAAAGCCTTGTTTGCTGAGTATGTCAACTTCCTGAAAAGCGAAGGTCTCTTACAGCCATGAATCTTACTGCCCTATTCCTCGCTATTGTCGCCGTTGAATCTGGCGGCAATGTCAACGCAATCGGTGATAACGGGAAGGCCGTAGGCCCGGCGCAAATCTGGGAAATTACGGTGAGAGATGTCAACCGCATCGCCGGAACGCGCTACACGTCAAACGATAGGCGCGACCTAACCAAGTCTGCTGAAATGTTCCGAATCTACACGGACCACTATGGCAAAAGGTACGGTTGGCCTGTGACAGACGAGATTAGGGCGAAGGTGTGGAACGGTGGACCTAATGGTCCCAAGAAGTCCGCAACATCAACTTATTGGCGGAAAGTCTCTGCCAAGCTCAAACGATAGGATAAACCCATGAACACAGATACACAGACACAGAACGCCGGGGGCAACGATGTTGTCGCCCGTATCATCAACGTGATTGCTACTGAAGTCCTCTTCCGTGTGGAGAGTCGCATCAATGAGCAACTCATCAGCCTAAGCAATCGAATCACCAAGCTTGAGACTGAAATGGGCAAGAGTCCTAGTCTCGATCACTTAGATGACTTCGTGACGCTGGTTGAATATCGTGCGTTGCGTTCCACAGTCGAAGAAATCGACGGCAAGATTGAGGACATCGAGTACAAGGTTCGCGATCTTGAGGACGAAAAGGTTAGTTCGGACGATCTTGAAGACACCCTGCGCGATGCCGTAGAGATGGCACAGTCCCGTCAAGACGCTGAGTCCATCGTCCGCGAGGGTCTCAAGGCAATCATCGACGGAGAGATCTAACATGAGACACATACACGAAATCGCTAGTGAGATTGAACAGAAGTGGACGCCCAAAGTTCATCCTTGGGCGCGGCCATATCTCGACGCTATGTCAACGCTCGAAAGCGTTAATGACAGGTATGGATTCGATGATGCTAGCACCATCATCAACTATTTCCTCAGCAATGCCACAATGTGGCGCGGCGAGGATGCTCGTAGGCTCAAGAAAGAACTAAAAGACATCATCAATGAAGCTCCTATCAGTCGGATCGGATAGCAAGACCACCAAGGGCGAGAAGTTTGGCTGGCGTACAGCCATTCTCTATCTCGCTCCTCACAAAGTTGCCCAACGTGGCAACGTTTGTTCGCACGCATCACTTGGCTGCATATTGTCCTGCCTATATAGCGCGGGACGTGGCGCATTCAGCAACGTGCAGCGTTCACGCATCAGCAAGACTCAATACTTCTTCGATGACCCAGCGGGTTTCCGCAAGCAACTCATCGAGGAGATCGAGGAGTTTGTGTCGCGTGCAAACCATGATGGCATGGCTGCGTGTGTTCGTCTCAATGGCACGTCAGACATCCCGTGGGAAGGGTTGCAGATTATGCAACAGTTCCCCAAAGACATCATGTTCTACGATTATACGAAGAACCATCACCGTGCATTGCGCTTTGCTCGCGGCGAACTTCCGCCCAACTACCACCTGACCTTCAGCCGATCAGAGTGCAATGAGATGGAGGCTCTCAAGGTATTGGAAGGTGGCGGCAATGTTGCAGCCGTGTTCTCCTGTCAACTGCCAGACAGTTGGCACGGCTACACCGTGATCAATGGCGACCTTTCAGACTTGCGATTTCTAGATCGTCGCGGCTGTGTCGTCGGCCTCAAAGCCAAGGGCGCAGCCAAGCGAGACACCTCAGGCTTTGTCGTCCAGTCCTAACCCATAACCAACCATGATCAAACCCACTATCCACCTTAACGGTACCAGCCCTGAGCGACTGTTTGAGGACTACCACAAAGCATCCCTTGCGGTTGACGCTGCGATTGATGCTCTGGCAAGCATCGAGTTCAATTCCCGCGATTACTACCCACAGGATAACAAGGCGTTTGAGCTAGCCCGTGCCCAACGGGTCGAGCAGTTCATCAAGCTGCGGGATGTCCGTGACGAGCTACGCGACGTAGCCGAATACGTCAGTAAATTTAAAGCCTAACAATTCGCGCAGCAATTAATTTGAGACAGTAATGAGCTATTCATCAATCTCATCCTGCGTGCGCTTTGCGGAGCGCATGCACGAACGTGTTGAACAGATGGAACGAGAGGAGGCAAAGCTTCGGGCTTCAGCCGATAAGCGTATTCGTGCGCCCATCTTCACCAAAACCCGTCGAAGCTCAGGCTTTGGCAAGGGTATGGTGAGACGAGACAAATGGGAGCCGGGTATGCCGCGCATCACGCAAGAAGCGTGTGCTGTCGTACATGAATACGCACTAGCCCGTGCCGCAACCGAGGGCTACGTCGGACGCAAGAGCTACAGCGAACGCGCAGGAATTTCGACTGCGACCCTCAACCGTTGCGCGAATGAAATCATTTCGGGCGAGATTTATCTTGACCCTGTGGATGGAGTCTGGAAAGTGAAAAACGTTCAGAGCTAACAGGGAAAGACCGCCGTCCTATCGGACAAGCACACGGGTGCAAGTGGTCCCTATGCAGGGACTTAGGTGGTTGTCCTGTTGCCTAACCAAAGAAAGAAAAACATGAGCCTAAATATCGAAGACGCCCGCTCGATTGTTTTCGAGCTTGCAGCAATGGCCCTCACCGATGGCCCAATCTCGGAGGAGTACTACGAAGAGGTGATGCTTCGCCGCCGGGAGCTCCTCGAGTTCCTCGATCATCAGCATGAGTTGCTGCACGGTCGCCGCAATCCACTCCTTGACGATCCACACCCATGATGACCGGACTCTGGATCAGCAGTCAACTGCTTGAAAAGGACATCAGCCATGCCGAGCGCATGGTGCTGGCGTTCGTCGCAGGTTTCCCTGACGGCTACTTCGGTAGCGACAAGTACATTGCAGACTGTCTGCACATGAACCAACGCACCGTCGAGCGCGTCATCTCCTCCCTGTACAAGTCTAATCTCCTTGTCCGCAGGGGTAATAAGCGTTTCTGCGTATCGTAACTACGCAATAACGCGAGCATATGGTATAGAGATGATAGTAATACAAAGTAATAAGTAGTTCTAGTCTTTGTCAGCACCCACAACTAAACGCAAATGAATAACATCCTGTCAGCAAATCCGGGCGAGGCCGTTAAAGGCACCGTTATCGCTAACGTAAGCAACGCACGGCCTCTCGTAACGAAGGCCGGAAAAACTATCTTCAAGTGTACCTTGAGGGAAGGTCAAGATATCGTGGAGGCAACCAGCTTCTCCAAGACGTTTGAACATATCGACGGCAAACGAGTGCAGTTTTCTGGCTGGGGAATCCGTCGCGGAGACGATCACAACGGGAAACCTTCTGTCGTCATCGGCGATAAGGTCGTTTTTAAGGCCGTAGATGGCTCTACCCCTAGCCAGACTGCCCCAGAAGCCCCAGAACCCCGTAAAAGCCAAGGAAACGCCGCTCCTGCGCCTTCCCGCATCGAGGGGGTAACCGTTGGAATGGCTATCAACAAGGCTGTCGATGCCTTGATTGCTGAATCGCAGGGTACTTCCTCGTCGCTAGTGAACGAGGAGAACGTGTGGCGCGTAGCCTCAGACCTGATCCGAGTGGCTCAGCGTTTGCAGTCGGGCGAACTCCATCCCAAGACCGAAACCGTGGGCGAGGAGACTCCGTTCTAATGCACGCTTACACCCTAGCGGGAGAGCCCCGCCACTACCAGAAAACAAAACCCGGCGCGAAGAATCCCAGCAGAACAACGACAATCAGGGACATCAAGGATCAGAAGCTGCTGCCAAGTGTAACAGAAATCTGCCGGATGCTGTCAGCTCCATCCCTTGAGGAGTATCGAATTGGGCAGGTGATTCAGGCTTGTTTTGAGGACACCCCATCAGCAGGTGAGGACTTCCAGAACTACCAACGGCGCATCAAAGACAGGGCTGGCGAAGATGCGGCTGGAGCAGCCGACCTCGGCACCATCATCCACGACAGCTTAGAGACCTACCTATCTGACCACGATAACTGGGATGGCACCGCTAAGGTGGAGATGCCAGACGGTCGCAGTGTTCCGATTCGAGAGTTTGTCCTGCCTGCGGCGATTGTGGTGGATCAACTTGGGATTGCCGACAAGGTATGCGAGTCGGTGGTAGTTAACCCAGAGCTTGGCTACGCTGGGACTGTTGACCTCTACGGCCATCGTTTGTCTGACCAAGACGGAAACAAACAACTTGTTGTCGTCGATTTTAAGTCTAAGCGCACCAAGCCGGGGCAGGTGGTTGAACCCATCGAGACTCACCCCATCCAGATCGCTGCGTACATCGGCGCTCTCACCCCGCCGTGGTCGATGTATTTCAATGCAGAGGGGTATAACATCTACATCAGCACCACCGAGATCGGGCGTGTTGACGTAGCGCACTACAGCACGGATACGATTAGCAGGAGCCAGAGAATTTTCGAGCATCTCCTCGCCTTGTGGCGTTGGAGATACTTCGATCCACGACAGGTATAACTGGATAGCTCACCGGGGGGAGCGCATCCGAACAACGCTCACAAAAACATATGAAGATAGAACAACTGAATGAAACGCGTTGGAAGTACGATTTTCCGAGCCACTATCGGAAAGTTATCGCCGAGCTTGAGGCGGAGAACGCCGAGCTTCGCTCTAAGTTAAACGATCCCGCAGCCATCCTTATAGCTGGCGGTCATAACCTCACGCATGAACAGGTTGCCGCCTTGCTTGGCGAACGATTCGTGGCAGACATGAATCATCTCAGGGAGCAGAACCAACTGCTGCGCCGCGACCGCGAGCGTATGGACTGGCTCTCGGAAGAGGCGTTCTCGATACACATGCTGTTGGAATCTGGTGGTGTCGAAGTGTCGTGCAGGGATGGACGCTACGACGGCGAGACGCTGCGCGAAGCTGTTGACGAGGCCCGCAGGGAAGGAGGTGCGACGTGAGCACACCGTTGCAGGGTGGGAATCGACCCTCGCTTCTGGAGCTTTTGCCTAAGCTCCCCGTAAACATGGTTGCAGGCTGGATTGAAGAGCTAGAGCGCGAAAACGCAGCGCTGCGGCAGGATCGTGCGGAACTTAAAATGTTGCGCGAATTGGTCGGTTTGCACAAAAACGCCAGAGCGTGCGTCAACGACGCGACACGCTGGCTTAAGTTAATGGATGCATGGGACGAGAACGCCGCGCTGCGGAAGGACAAGGAGCGGCTGGATTGGTTGTTGGGGCAGGTCAACGATGGTATGTGTTTCGAGTGTTATGATCGCGCCGCCATCGACGCCGCCCGCAAGGAAGGAGGTGCGACGTGATTGACAAAGATGAACTCACCACCGCTGAGTTAACCGCAGCAATCCTTCGCACGGTTGCAAAGGAATCTGAGCGCGAACGTCGGGAGCTTGGCGTGGATCACAACCCGGTATGTAGCGACTGCGCTGCGCTGCGCGGTAAGGTCGAGCAGTTAGAACGCGCAATCCTGCGGTACGCGCACATTGAAGAGAGCTTAGCATCCACAGTACGAGGGCTGGAGTTTGAGTTGGAGAAGGCGAATAAACAAATTGATGGGCTATATGCTGAACTAGCCTCAACTGGTGCCGAGGAGGTGAGGCAGACCAGAGCAGAAAACCATCAGATAAGTCAAAAGGCGAGCAAGCTTTGCTACGATCTAATCGCTAGAGAGCGTGAGCTAGAGAAAGCCAACGCTGCGCTGGATCTACTAAACACCCATTGTATGTCTGCCGACCCTATCATGGGTCGGTCTACCTACCGATGGACAATCGAGCATGACGAGCCGGACATCCGCGCTGCCATTGCCGAGCTACGAAAGGCCCAAGTATGAACCACGAACAAGTGTTTATCGGCTCCTGTCTGTTGGAGCCTACATTGATTGACACCGCCGTAGCTCAGGGGCTGAAGGCCGATGCGTTTAGCAGCAACGACCGCAAGGCCATCTGGCTCCAGCTATTGGAGAACCGTACCAACTCCCGGCTGACGGATATGCAGTCCATCTTCTTGGAGATGGGCAACGCTTGCCCAGCCGAGGAACTGCTCGCCTGTGAATCCTCCGCTCCCACCCAGACTCACGGGAAGAAAGCTCTCAAGGCTACTCTGGAAGCTGCCATCATCAGCGACCTACGCCCTGCCCTACGGGATGCGCTGTCCATGATTGATGACAAGGAGAGCTACACGAAGATCAAGGAAGCCATCGAGGGACTGCCCAACCACCTCAAGCCGGAAGAGCGGACAGAGGTGAGCTTGCCAGAGACCGTGGACGAGGCCATATCGTGGATTGCTGGGCAGATTAGCGGCAACACGGCCAACGAAAAGGTGGTGGTTACAGGTATGCCACGGTTCGACGACTCAGCCGGGGCCATTGGGATGCACGAGTACGTCATCGTTGGTGCTCGTACCTCGACGGGTAAGTCCTCGTTTATGACCCAATTGGCCGCGCACAACCTCTACCGTGGGCTGCGTGTGGCCTACTTCACGCTGGAGACATCAGCCAAGGCTGTCCTCCTGCAGATGGGTGCTCAGCGTGCAGGGGTCAATCTTCGCCGTCTATCGATGGAGTTTACGAACAAGCAGGATGCTCTGAAGAAGGAGGTGGAGAAGCTGCGCAACATGCCGCTGCTGGTTTACGAGCGAGACCTGTCGCTCGACCAGATTGAGGCTCGCTGCCGATTGCTGGCCTCAACATGGAAGCCGGATCTCGTTATCATCGACTACCTCGGACTCATCCGTGTTAACGCTGACGGTGCTTACGAGCGCATGACCAAGCTGAGTAAGAGCATGATCCCGCTGAAGAAAGCACTCGGCTGCACCCTCATCGTCGCTGCCCAACTTAACCGTGGCAACGAACGAGAAGACCGTCCACCTAGTCGCACAGACTTCCGCGACACGGGAAGCATCGAAGAGGACGCTCACCGTGTGCTGGCCCTGCACCGCCCTAGCAAGGATGACTCGGGACAGATTCAAGGCTATGACCGAACGGAGTACCTCCAAGAACTCTACCAACTCAAGAACCGCGACGGTAGCTTAGCTCAAACTAGATTGACATTCTTCGCACCACACACCAAATTCGTTGAGAGGACATAAACACATGAATGAAACTGAACTACTGGCCCTGTACCGTGAAATTGCTGCGTTGCGTAAGCAACTGGCCGATGCTGAGATCCGTGAGATGGATCTGAAAGATAACATCTCAATGGCACTAGACTATCTAACTCACGATGCTAACGGCACACCCCAGAAGCACATTGACGAACTGATTTGTTTGCTCAACGGCGAATGAAGAGGACGCCTCTCAAGCGGGTGAGCAGCAAGCGCAGCAAGGAGCTAAAGGAATATGCCAAGCTCCGTAAAGCCTACCTTGAGGCTCACCCCTACTGCGAGGTGTATCTAGCCGAGAATGGCCTTAAATACGAAGGAACCCCCATCGACGCGCCTTTGGCGACTGACATCCATCACCGCCGAGGACGCTGGCATGGCCGACTAAACGACACAGAACATTGGCTTGCTGTATGCCGCGAGTCACATGACCGAATCCATTACCATCCCCAATGGGCATACGAACGGGGATATATGCTTCCACGATGAATAACATTCCAGACAACTACCTCCGCATCCTTGCAGCAGGCCAAGACGACGTTCTTGCCTCCCTCGAAACAGGAAACCCCAAGGATTTCTTCGCCGCCCTTGAGCGGCATAAAGCTCTCACCGAGAGCGTCAAAAACGGAGTCGATGCCTATATGCATCTTACCTACGAGAATGAAGGTTCGGGAATTTGATATAGGAACCTACATCGTTTCCTCCAAGACAGTCGATCAGAAGGAATATCTGGTGGACATTAATGCTTATGCAGGAAACGGAGAGTGTAGCTGTGAAGACTTCACCTACAAAAAACGAAAGATTATTGAAGCAACTGGAGTCATTGTAAAATACGGGGAGCCGGAAACGACACGTTGTAAACACATCCATGATTGTTTAGCAGCATTTGCCGACACCGTATTGAACCGAGTACACGGACGTGCCTAATGTACCTACTAGTCATTTATCTGCTGTCAGTATTTTCACTATGCCTAGTAGTTCCACTAGTCATTGAGTTTTTTTACAGGCTTAGAAAGTAATGCCTAAGCCGCCAAAGACTCGCTGCTCAGGGACATGGACAGAGGCTCGCTATTGGGGCTTCATTCGCTCTGCCCTGCGCCGAGCCTTCACCCGCTACCCAGTTAACTACCACGTTCGCAACGCAGCTAAACGCCCATACAAGGGTCCGAATAAGCTACAGAAGAACGAGTTCCAATGCGGTGTGTGCAAGGAGTGGTTCATTCAGAAGTCCACTCAAGTGCATCACCTTGTAGAGTGTGGCTCACTCAAGAGCTACGCAGACCTCCCCGGCTTCGTTGAACGCCTGTTCTGCGAGGCCAACAATTTACAGGTCGTTTGCAAGACCTGCCACAACAACATAACACACAAAGAAGATGCTAAACCTAAACGACAAGGAAGACCAAAAGCGAGCCGAGTGGATGGAAAAGCACGTCAATGTCATTGATATGTACATTGGCGAACCTGATCTGGACAAGCCAATGGGTGACCCTACAGCCAAGGTGCTTTACAAGATCCACTACACCTACGATAATCAGAATCATACAATCGTGTGCGATCATTCGTCGATAAGGGACGCCGTTGATCGGGCCATGGAAGTTACTGAAGGAGGTGCGACGTGAGTCCTTTACAGCAGCAGCAGTATGAACTTTTTCTCTCAATGGGATGGGAATATTCACACACAGAAGCCAATGGCGACATCGTTGTGGAGCATTGGACTCGCGGCTCACGATTAACCAATTCACATATCATCAAAGCTGATAGTGACGCCACGAAAAAGGAAGGAGGTGCGTCGTGAGTTGGATTGACCCGAATAACCAGTTGGATCGGGAAGCACCTGTTTTCAAAGCGGTAAGGCAAGATGAACTTATCGACCTACAGAAAGACAGAAAAAGGTTGGATTGGCTTAGTAGCTACGCAAGCTCTCACCGTTATCCGTGGGGTGTTGCATGGGGCTTTGCTGCACCAAGCCATTCTCAAGATCTTCGGGAAGCTATCGACAAAACTATGGAAACCACACAAGGAGGTGCGTCGTGACACTCACAGACAAGCAATATGATGAAATGTTGGAGGCCGCAAAGCCACTTATGACATGGATTCGCGAAAACGGCCATCCACATTGCGTTGTAACGGTAGACACGACTTTTGTTGAACTACTGGAAGGCGTTGCAATCAGACGTGTTGAGGAGGGAGGCGCATCGTGATAAAGATGCCAAAGCTAAGTGAGATCGTAATGCCTACGCCTCAAACCGATCTCTTTGAAAAAAAGCAAAACGATAGCAAGGCCGACGCACAAGTTCTTCGATCTGAACTACTGGAGTTTGCTCGCGCACTAGAGCGTGAAAAGCGAGAATTGAGATCTAGACTCAATGTTGTTTTTCAAGCTCCGTTTAACAAGGAATTGCGCATTGATATGTCCTTCTTTGAGGGCAACGATGTAATCCATGTAATGTCGTCAATAGATCAATGGGAGATTAACACCAAGGGTGTAGACCACATTAAGTGGAAGGCAGAGGGACTTTACTTCTCTCTGATGAGCCATGTTGAAAATAGACGCCGTGAACTAGAAAAACTAAGTTAAGATTAGATACACAATATGAGCACACAAAACCCCATTGGATCAGCCATCGTCGATGAGATGCTGGCTAAGTACCCCGATCTTCCGAGCGCACAATTGGCTCGCATGATTTACAAGGAGAACCCAACTGTCTTCACCAACCAAGAGGCTGTGCGCAATGCCATCCGCTACCGCCGTGGGGCAACAGGGAAAGCCCACAGGGAAAAGGTTAACTTAGAAGCCCCAACCACCCCCGTGCGTACCATCCCCAAGTCTTGCGTTCGTGAGTGGTCTCCATTCATCATGGATGGGGTGAAGAAGGTGGCTATCCTCTCAGACATCCACGTTCCCTATCATACGGAAGATGCCATTGAGTGCGCGGTGAAGCGTGCCAAGAAGCAGGAGGTGGACGGCATCATTCTCAACGGCGACACCATCGACTGCCATGCCCTGTCTCAGTTCATACGGGACCCCCGCGCTCGATCCTTCAAGCAGGAGCGGGAGACCACGAATGAGCTACTAGCCTACCTACGCGAGCAATTCCCCACTCAGCGCATCGTTTGGCGCGACGGCAACCATGAGGACCGCTTCAAGGCTTACATGATGCAGAAGGCTCCCGAGGTGTATGACGAGAAGTTCTTCTCCATCGACAAGCTACTCAACTTTGAGGATCTCGACATTGAGTATGTCACCGACAAGCGCATCATCATGCTGGGCGGCTTGGCCGTGATGCATGGGCATGAGTTCCACAAGGGCTTCGCACCCCCGGTAAACCCTGCTCGCGGAGCCTACCTCAAGGCCAAGCAGAGCGTCATGGTCGGCCACCACCACCGCACCTCAGAGCACACGGAAACGGCCCTAGACGGGACGATGACCACTACTTGGAGCGTAGGGTGCCTCTCGGACCTACACCCCGCTTATAGCCCATACAACAGCTATAACCACGGGTCAGCCATCGTCACCCTAGACGGCAACTACTACGAGGTGGCTAACTACCGTATCGTCAACGGACGAGCGTTGAATTAATAACCCTCATTATTACGAAGGATGTTCATCTGTTGCATGACATCCTTTGTAATCAGGTTACGGCGAATGGCATTCTGCACAAAGGTGTTGTAGTCACCAGACTCCTTTGCCCTCTTGTGCAAGTAAGACGCACGCTCGCCATCAGCAATACCAAGGGCCAAGATAAGTCTATCCTTGGCATCAATGCCCCTAGCTTTATAGTTAAGATCTTGCTTCCTAAGATTATTCAAGCTTTGAGCGAGGGATGCGGTTTCCCTAGAGCGAGCAAGCTTTCTGATTTCTTCCATTTGCTTTTCAGCCGGAAGCACAGAAATCACTTCACTCCAATACTCTGAAGGAGTTTGCCGCTTAACTCGTGGAAGATCCGGGATCTCCTTGTCAAATGCAGCAAGGATATCCTTAGACGCAACCCCACCATCACGCATGATTTGAACGATGTCATTATCGTTCATTCCAATGGTGCGAAGACTATCAACGTGCCGTAGCACAATAGCCATCGCATCTCGGCGAGCTTGATTACTCTTCTGGTACTGAGCCTCGATGTCCTGAGGCGACAGATTGCGATAGTCCCTAGCAGCGGTGTAGTCTCCAGATGCAAGCTGAATGCGATCAGCAAGAGACTTGAACTTAAACCGCGCGTTTTCCTTTACGTTGATAGGATTGAACCGCGCACCAAACTGACGCGCGAGTACATCCTCAACAGTAAGATCGCCCTGTCCACGTTGAGCTTCGCCAAGCTTCTTGGCTTCTCGTGAGAAGCCCGGGGTAAACGCATCCTCAACAAAGAACTTGATAGCATCCTTAGCGCGTTCAAACGGCTTGGTCTGATAGCTGATTGGTTTACCCGTGCGCGGATTGAAACCAAGAACCGCAGAGTAGAGAGATCGAGCAAAGAACGATCCCTCTCCAACAAGTTCTTGAGCAATCAGATTGGCAACAGAAGATGAATCTGCACCATTGAGTCCAGCTTCAAAGGCTGACAACGCTGTAGCGTGCGGAATGATGTAAGACGGATTGGCGTATTTGCCAGTCATCGTCTTCTTATCAAGCGTCATTGCCAGCATACGCGATTGATCGTAGTCTGGAATGGCAACATCTCGCAGAGCGTTCTCGGTCTTCTGGTCTACACCATTCTGCTCATTAAACACCTTGATAGCACCAGCCGTTCCTGCGTATAGGGTGGTTAATGCAGCCAAACGCTTGGCACCCTCAATCTGCATACGGCGTCTATCGGCTGCACCCAAAGCAGCCACGCCCTGACCAAACGTTCCATTAAGCATCTGCCTAATGATGCGTCCCTGATGATACTGGTTACGAGCAAACTCTAGCGTAAAAGAAGCGAACTGCGGAATGAATCCAAGACGTGACGCCTTCTTCAAAGACGAAGAAAGTTTTTGGTAGTTCTGATAGGTGTCATTTGTAATTTCAGCAGCAAACAACTTAACCATCTCAGGACTAGCAGATGGAAACACATTGCTAACCATCTTTTGATTAGCCTTCCAAGATACATAACGACCGACCGTATCTGGAATTGTATACGTTTTGGCAAATGGATCTAACCCTTTTTGAAGAGCCTTGCCAAAAACGCCAGTTTCTAGGCCAGAACGAATATCGCTATCAAGGATGTTGGCACCCTTAATGCCATACTTAGTCATCTCTTGAATGTCATTAAGCAATGCCTTACGGGCCTCTGGATTCTTAGTCAGCCGTTCAATTGGACCAAACTCAGAAACGGCAAGACGAAGACCACGGGAGAAGCCGTTGCCAAATGGATTGATCCCCTGACCTAAAAGATTTGCAGCATTTCCATAAAACTGCACCGAGTAGGAAGCTGGATTCAATAGAACTTTAACAGCCTTAGATCCACTAACTCCAGACTCAATAGAGTCCTTCAATGTACGGAAGGCCATGTTGCCAATCTCTTCATCGGCATTGCTAAGATACAACTCATTGATTGCATCTTGAACATGAGGTGGAACAAACAACTTTGGCGCATCACCCGGAGCACGACGAAGCTTAAGTGGCACGAACATCGGATCGGTTCGGTTTTCCGTACCAATGCCAAGACGTTGGAAGTTCTTGATGATCTCTGAGTCGGTGGCATCCCGATAGACAGACCTAGCCAAGCGGCCCATCGTCCCAGCAACGCGCTCACCGGGATCAGTAATTTCTCCAAGGTAGCCCCTAAAAGCCGGACCAAGCTCAGAGCGACCCTTCATAAATCCATCAATAGAAGATGGATAGAGATTGAACGATCCAACCTCAGACAGCTTCTTGAGGTCAATGTCGTCTAGATACTGAGAGGCTCTAGACAAAGATTGCTCACGGGTAATTGGAGAGCCAGCGGTATTTGCCTCAAGATAGAAGGAGTTAGCCAACTCATCAACAGCCGCTTGCCGCTGCTGCTTAGTCGGGAAGTACTTCTTATCGGTGAAGAATCTATACTCACGGGTAAGGTAGTTGCCACGATCCATCGACTGCTGGATAATGGAGTTAACACGCTGACCATTATCTAGCAGCTTTCCGCCCAGCGCATTGTTGGGATCGGGCGTGATGCCAGCATCAATGTTAGACAGCAACTGCTTCTGAAGATCCAAGATCTTCTCTCGCGCCAAATCCAAGTCTGTCTGAATCGACTTCAATGATCCCGGCAGACTGTTCGTTTCGCCATCCAAGTAGCTGTTAATAGCCCGTTGTGCTTCAACTGGATTGGCGTCTCTAGCGATAGTCTTTTGAATATTCTGGCGCAGACGACCACCCATCTCAAGTGTACCAGCCACCGAGTTCTTGAACCTTAGGATGGCTTCATTGCTATCATTTCCAATTGCGCGGGATGGGGCAAGCGCAGCAAAGAACTGGCGAGTCTTTTCTCCCTTGGGACCAATAAGTTCAGACGGCCTTGTAACAGCAGCCTCAAATACAGGCATATCGGTAGCCTTAATCTGAGCAGTTTCTGCCTCCCGCTTCAAAGCGTTTCCAAGCTGCACAACAGCAGGATCTTGTGAGGCGGGGCTAAACTCGTCTGGTGCAATAGTGCCAGAGCGAATCATCTGATCCACCTCCTGTGGAGACTTACTACGAATCTTGTTCCATAGGGACGAGCCTCCCTTGAACATCGTAGCAAACAGCTTTGGGTCAGCAGCCAATCCTGCTCCTGCCCCCAGCGCAGCGTACTGAAGCTTCTCTTCTGGAGTCTCACCTTGTGTAGCTCCAATGGCTGCACCAGTTCCAGATCGAGCCAAACGGAAGGCAAGATCTAGGGAGATCTGACCGCCCTCAAGTCCCATCTTGCGTGCGCCAGCACGACCACCAATGCCGGGAATATTCTCAACGTCTTGAAGAACTTCTTCAGTAGTTGGAAGGGGTTGCTCTTCTGTAATGCCAAGCTTCTTCTCTAGGCGAGCACGCTCCTTTGCTGACGCACCACGTCTAGCATCCAGCATATCAAGCTGAATCCTATCAAGCGGCGTTTCTGGATTGTAAGTAACAGTCTCTGGTCCCTTCAAACGAGCACCAAGGAACGAAACCAAGTCTTCCTCGATCTTAGCCTTCTCCGTCTTAGCCTCAGCAAACTGTCTAGCAAGTTCCTCACGGCGTGCAGGACCAACGTCACCAGTAAAGACAGCAGCAGATTCCTCTGCGGACTTAGCTGGGAATACAGCGGCAGACTCCTGTGCCGACTTGCCAGTAGCATTCCTTACCAAACCAAGTTCTTCGCCAACAGCGTCAATGATTTCGGTAGCAACAGCCTTCTCTTCTGGCGTCCCGTTTACAGTAAGTTTGCGGACTTCCTCAACAGGATTGGCACTCTCGTTGCCAGACACCCGGTTCCATAGTTCCCTAGCCTTAGGGGACAGCTTCTGAATGCCTCGGCCAGCCAAGCCAAATCCAGCACCAAAGGTTGCACCACCAGCCCCATATGCAAGAACCTCCTGAGCAGTAGGCGGACGACCTTCGTCAACAATAGCCGTTGCCGTGGCTTCTCCTGCGCCAATAGCCGCGCCACGAAGAGCCTCCTTTCCAACTGCCGTAGACAGCTTTACACCACCCTTGGCAGCACTAGATCCCGGTATTAGGTTAATAGCACCAGCAAACAAAGCACGGCCAAGGCTAATGTCATCGCGCCCCTCAATCTTTTGAGCAGTAAGAGACCCACCTACGCCAGACGTAAATGCAAGTACTGGGTAGGAGATGCCAAGCGTAAACGGCATAAGCGCAGCCCCGGTAGCTTGCCCAGCCATGCCAATGCCAACCTCCGCTGCAAGACCAGCCGCGATTTTAGTGAGGTTTGGGTCTTCAGCAGGAGTCTTATCTACTGGCTTTGGCGTTTCCTCTACTGGCTTAGCAGTAGCGGCTTTTGCTGAATACTCAGAAAAGATCTTTTGAAGCTCTTCTTCTGTCGGCGGACGATCACCAGTCAGCTTTAACGTAACACCAGTTTTCTTATCAGTTACCCGGTAGGTAGGCATAGTTGTTACTAGCTAACATCTTACTCTACCTCAACAGTAAATCCACTAGATTTAGGAAACAAACTCTGCAAGTCACCAACTGTGACAATACCACCTAGTGAGTTCTTGAAGCCACTAGCGCGTAGAAGTCTCACGGCCTCTCCGGAGTTACCAGAATTGTAGGCATCCTCAGCTTGCTTAAGGATAGTCTTTTTAAGTTCAGTATCCTTAGCAGTAGCAGTAAGACGACCAGAGGTAGCCGGAAGAATTTGAGGAGGCTTTCCGGGAACGCTAACAACGATAATGCTTTCGCTAGCACCACCCGGAAGGTCAACAGTCATAACAGAACTCCTGACATTAGTAGGATCTGAAGATGACGCCTTAGCCTCTGAAACGCTCTTCCAAACCTCTGAAGCCTTTTCTGACGGCAATCCAGACTCTTGAATGCTCTTCATGAAGTCCTCAAAGCTAGAAGAAGCATTGGCAATATTCACAAGACTATTGGCCTGTTGATTCTGTCTAAGTTTTGCAGCTTCAGCACGAGCAGCTTCACCAGCATCAGAAAGGTTCTTAATAACCTGAGAAGAAACAAGTTCTCCCTGACGGGTCTTAGCCTCACGCTCCATCTCTTGATTGTTGAAGATTTGCAATGCGCGGGGGTCGGCTTTGCCAACAACAACATCAAAAAACCCAGACTTCTTGGCCTGCTCAAGTTCAGCAACCTGAGCAGCAATCTTCTTCTGGTCCCGCTTCTCAGCCTTGGCACTAGAGATATTGGCATAAGTCATAATGCCATCAGAACCTACTGCCCTAACAGCGGCTTCGGTTGCGGCTTTGTCAAACTTACCCTCGTCGTCAGCTAGGAACGAAAAGCCTTCTTTGTCATTATTGTAGGCTTTCTCTAAGAAGCTGATCGTATTAGAGATCTTCTTCTCTTCTTCCTTCTTTTTCTTGTAATCGCGAATTGCGCCTCCAGCAACATTTCCAATATTAGCAATGCTTTGAGCCAAAGCCGCATTGCCCTGTGCAGAAAATTGCTGGGCATTACTCATGCCTTGGAAAAGCGGTGAATAATCAATCCGGCCAAGTCCTGCTTGAATGTTTGATCCGATGCGTGCCATAGATAGAAAAATGGCCTAAAACGCCATTAGGACGCCGTAGACCGGGTTAAAGCCATTCCCCCTATCTTACACTAAGATTTGGCTTTGCCTAGCTTCTGGGAGCAGAGAACATCGCTCTCTTGGCAAATAAGAAGCTCTTCCCCAGCCGCTATATTCCTAGTGGCTACAATAACGGGTTCGCCATTAAGAATGGCCTCAGACTCGGCCGTATTGGTTTCGGCTTCGCTATCCGAAAAATTCCACCACCTAGCCAAGTCTCCGCAAATTGTTAGCGTCTTTGGATTAAGACGGCAAACGTACCCAAAGTGGATTTGCGCTGGGGTAGCCTTAGCCAAATCAACCGACTGGTCTACTTCGGGGCTGAAGTAGTAAACAACCGTGTTCTTAGGAATTGGATCTAAAGCAAACAGCCCATTGCCATGCTTAGGGCTTTTCTTGGCTTCAACCCTTACTGTTATCATCGCCAAAATAGTCCATAGCTACATCCTGATACGGGATCTGGTCTGAGATGTTGCTCACTTGGCATTGCAGCTTGGGGCAGTAAACCGACTTTTCCTTACTGCGGCGATCAATGCATCTAATGCAAACATTGGCATAGTCGCTATTAGCCCACTTGTCATCCCACTCTTTCTTTGTGGAAGGGTTATACCTGTTCCATTGCTGAGGAACGGAGTTGGCCTCTGTGTACTCCCAAATGTCATCATCAGTCCAATGGCGAAGCGGAAAGGCAAAATCTGGAATGCCGGGAGCATTCTTCTTGATGTCAACGTGCAGTTTAACGCTGCCAGCAATCTGGTCTACATCGCTAGACTTGTGACCAACAAACATTACATCCCAAGGAAAGGAAAAGGAACCCTTTGGCCTATTAAGCAGATCTAGGCCGCAAACCCACTTCCTTCCAGCTTCGGGTTCCAGAATGTTCTTTGGTAGCTTGAGAATGGCATTACTTGAATAGCCAACCTGATAGTGGTTGGTAAATGCCATGATTTCCTTGCCTTCCCACATCGTGATTTCCGAAGGTGGATAGTCATATACCTCAAGACCCCAAACGTTGATTACCGAGTCGGCAAACTGATACTTTTGGGGCCACCAAGGATCTCGATAGAAAACGATCTTGGGCTTAAATCCGTGCGAAACAAGAATGTGCAGCAATACCATGCTGTCCTTGCCAAAGGAACACATCATGGCCGGATTCTTGTAATTAGCTAAAACCTTGCTAATTAGCGAAACGCTATCCTTAACCAAAGCGGGAATATCAGGCATCACTATCTGCTAGTGATGCGCGAGTGCTTGGTCAATTAGAAAAGGGCAGCCGCTAAAGTTGCAGCAGCGGTAATACCAGCACCAGCAAGAGACTTGTTGCCAGCCGACCTCTGAGCGGCAGCACTAATGTTTGCCCCTTGAATACCAGCTTGGTAGTTAGCCAAATTCGTAGCATTGGCAAGGGCCAGATTAATGCCAGCGTCAGGATTAAAAACATTACCGCCAAGGCCTTGCTGAGCCATGCCAAGTTGATTCTGGCCCATAGCCACAGCGTTAGACGGGCGACCCAAGACAACAGACATCGGATCAAACGCCGCACCGTACATACCAACAAGGTTTTGCTGGTAGCCGCGATTCGCCGCCAACTCGCCCTGACGAGCCTGACCAAGAAGGGCAAGATTAGAAACGCCCCGTTGCTGTTGGTCGGCTTGGAAGCCACGGTTTTGAAGGCCGAGGTTCGCCATCATCTCCTGATTAGTGAGGCCAACCTGCGTCTGCGTAGCCTGATTGGCTAGGGCAGTACGCATCGCAGCATCCAAGTTAGCTTGTCCAGCGACGTTAGTAGCCTGAGCACCAAATTGTGAGGCTTGGTTAAGGGCATCTAGGTTAGCCATGCCAAACTGATTTTGGGCAGCTT